AAAGTAACCGTTTCCAGCGCGGGCTTCAGGGCAGTGCCCCAGCCGGCCCACTGGCGGGCGGCGTCGGTGGCGGGGGCGGTATTCATCGTTTGCACCATGTCGCCCGCACCACGGCCCGGCCCCCATGAAGCGCCGCCGACATGCCGGGCCGAAGGGCCGATTACCTCACGCTCCGCCCCCGCCGCCTTGTCGATCGCCTTCGACACGTCCAGCGACTTCGGGAACCCCGACCCGTACACCCAAGCGATCATGTCGCGGATTTCAAACCCGGCGTCCTCGATCCGCACAGCCATGCCGTGCTGCGTTCTAGTGCCAGCGAACGCCAGCAGGTGCCCGCCCGGCTTCAGCACGCGCAGGCACTCCGCCCACACGTCAACGCTGGGCACGTCGTAGTCCCAGCGTTTCCCCATGAACGCGAGCCCATAGGGCGGATCGGTGACCACGGCATCCACGCTGTTGTCCGGCAGGGTGCGCAGGACTTCCAAGCAATCGCCGTGGTGGATCATTCGACCCTGCGGATGTAGCCCGCCGTCTCGGCTCGGGTCAGGCAGCCGCGCGCCAACTTGTAGCGCAGGGCCAGCACGTAGGTGCGGTGTCGGTTCTCGGCGTCCTCAACCTCGGTAGTGACGAGGTCGGTGGCGTCGCTGTAGACCATCGGGTCGCCGGGCATGAAAGCGTCGTCAGGGCAGTCGATGGCCGTTGGCTGCGTCCACCTCCCGAAGCTGGCGCACCCGAAGAGCGGCAAGCTCAGCAGGGCGCACAGCAGCAGCGAAAGTCGGGTCTTCACTTGCGATGCGCTCCACGGTGCGCGTGATGGTGCGAACCTCGGCGGGCCGGCTGGCCAGCGCCTCGGCGATGGCGTCTTGCGTGGCTTGGTCGGCCGCAGCGCGCTCGGCGTTCAGCACGCCCACCAGCGCCTTGGCGGATGCCGCGGCGGCTTTGGCCTGCGCCTCATGCAGCGCGACGTCGTCCTGCAGTTCGCCGAGGCGCCAGGTCTGGACGTATAGGGCCGTCCCCAGAATGAGTACGGTCGTACCCAATCCGAGTACGGCCTTGCCTAGCAGCGGCGAGGCGACGCCGGCGAGGCGGGTCAGGATCGCAGTAAGCACAAGCGTGATTCCTTAACCTTGCGCGCGCCGGTAGTGCGTTGAATTCGTTACGGTTTCGGCGCTTGGATAGCGTCGATTGCGCGACTTGCGCGCGCCGTTCTAGGTTCTGTGATACGAACCCTCGGCAAATGTGCAGATGTGCCGAGGGTTCGTATCACGGCTAACGATTACTGAGGACATCCGCGGCAGCTAAGGATCGATCGGCAGATCACGGTGTCCGCACAGTCCAAATGCCGCAGCGCGTGCAGCACGTCGTCGCGCGATGCCAGGATGGCACCGCGATCCACGTCAATCTCGCCGGCTTCAATTCGCCGCACGGTGGTGAGCAGATCGGTAGCGCGCGTGAGCACGCGCTTGAGAGCCTCTTCTTCTTCCGCACATGCCGCGTCGGCCATAACTCATCTCCTCAATGGCTGTTGTTCACGCTCCATGCGCGCGATGATCCGTTCCAAAACCGCCACGCGATCCGTGAGGTTTTCGTTTTTTTCGGTTTGCATCGCGTGCCGCTCAGCCGCGACGCGCGCGTCAGCTTGTCGGTATGCTTCAACCACAAACACCGCCGCAACAGCGACGACTATCGCAAACACCCCAACAATGCCCACCGCCCAGGAAACCGCGGTGGCGCCCGTCCAGACCTGCGCCGTGGCTTGGGTGCTTGCACTAGGGGATGACAACCCAAGCCGCATCCGGTTTGCGGCAGCACTGATCTCGCCGGTCATCTCAGCAACGGCATCCGAGAGCCGATGCACATCTTCCAACTTCATCTCAAGATTCGCTGGACTAACTCCCACAGGTCTATCGCTGTCGCTTTCATCCCGTAAAGCAGAAAGATCGTAGCGGCCAGGATTCCCGCTTTTTGGCCCGTGGTGTAGCCTTCCGCGTGTCCCTCGTTTCGCGCCTGCGCCTGCAAGTTGCGCGCTTCGAGCGCCGCGATACGCGATTCGACGGCGCGGCGTTCGTCGCTGGCTGCTTCTCGAAATTCATGGAGCGCCTGATTGAGCCCGCTGACGACGCGCTCCAGCCCCTCAACGGACTGCTGCAGTCGGCCTATGAGCATGGCTTCGGCGGGATCGAGTGCCATTTCAGGCAGCCCTATTCCGGCGTATCCACAAATAGATCGAAACCGCCAGCGCGAGCCCGACGAATACATAGAGTGCGGCGTCGGATTCCGTGGCGCGTGCGCCCACCACGGACAACACCCCGCCGACGCTGAGTCCCGCAGCCGATTGCGCGGCGGCCGGATTGGCCGGCGGCGGCTCGGCGATCACGCCAGCCTCAGCCGTTTCATCCGTTTCGATTGCGCTGGCCGATGCCCACAGCACCGTTTCGTCGTTGCGGCGTTTTACCAGTCCAGGCAGAATGACTTTCTGCCCGGCGACCGTACCGTACACCCAGCGTCGAAGCTGGCCAGGAACGGCCGCAAACCGGCCCGCGTTCAGTTCGCGAAGCAGCGTCGACTTTGCGAACGCGGCCGATCCGACGTTGAACAAGAACGACACCAGCGCGTCGAACTGGCCGTCGCTCAATGGCATCTTGACCAGCCGCGTGACGGCGGCCTCGGCCTCGCGCACGTCCTGCGTGAGCAGGTTGTCGGCGCGCTCCTTGGTGATCGTGTTGCCCTTGCGCGCGGCCGGGCCGGTGTGCCCATAGCCGATCGTCCACACGCCGACCGGGTCGACGTAGGCATCCAGGCGCAGGCCCTCGTGCCGCTTGATCAGGTCGCGGCCGGATTTGGAGATGCGGCGCATGTCAGCCGTCCCGATCCGCCGTGCCGTCGTCGCCCGGCGCGCGCACGCGGCGCCACAGCATGCTCAGCTCGTCGGAGTGCGCGACCAGCAGGCTGCCGAGGAAGCCCAGCACCAGTCCGGCGATGAAGGCGAACAGGCTCACGGCAGCAGGTCGTGGATGCGGTAGAGGCGCTCGAGGCGGCGCTGGAGGTCCGCCGGGTCGCGCACCGACTGATGCACGCTGGCGGTCCAGTAGCCCGGCGTCGTCGTGATCTCCTGGCCTTCGATCGGCAGCACCGGCAGGCTCGACGCGAAGTCGCCCGTCAGCGTGGCGAGGAACGTGCGCTGCCCTTCGCGCACCAGGCTCGCGCGCTGGCTGGCCGTCAGGTCCTGCCGCACGTCCACCCCGTGGAACACGAAGCCGTCGATCAGCTTGATCGGGGTCGAGCTCGTCGCCTTGCCGTCCGGGCCGATGGTGGCGCCGATGCGGATCAGGCCCGGGAAGCGCGCCAAGACCGCGGCGTTGCGGCGCTTGAGCCAGCCCGGGCGCCAAACGGCGCGCGAGTCCAGCGGCGCGGTCAGCGGGTCGTTGTCGGCCAGGTATTCGGGCGCGTCCACGCCTTGGCCACCGGTCAGCAGCGCCACGGCCTGCAGCAGGAGGGCGGTGGCTTCGTTCCCAATCGCGGTCATGGGGTCAGTCCTCGGTTCGTGCCGCTTCGCTCAAGTCGTCGCCAAGCAGGCGCAGTTCGCCAAGCATGGCCGCCACCGACGCAATGCCGGTGCGTTCATTGTCCGTTGATCCGTCGGCGCACGCCCAGGCCGCGACGATCTCCACAATCTCGCCCGCTTTCGCCATGCGAAGCAAGTCCTCGCACAATCGCACTGCGTCAGCGTTTACGGGCGGCGGGGGCCTTTTGAGCGCGACCACGCGGCGCCGCTTCGCTTCCGGCTCGGGGTTGTTCGTCTCGTCCGCCATGGTCGATCTCGCACAGGCTGAACGATTGGCCCGGATACCGCTTGCGGAGGAAGTCGCCGACGTTCATCCCCTCGTACCTCCAGCAGAGGTAATTCAGGGACACGCGCATGATGTCGTAAGCGCCGTTGCGCACCTCGTTCATGACGATGATGCCGCGCCAGTGGTGATTCGCCTGCGGGCCCTTGTACCGCTCGTCATGCAGGTAGCACGCGCCGGCGATGAGGCAATGCTGCTCGACACCGTTCGCGAGATAGCGCGAGCCATGCCGATAGGTCTGTTCGTGCCCCTGCGCGAACGAGTGGCCCACCTTGTTCAGGCGGTTGTCGGCCGTACCGGACCAAGGCCGCCCCGTCAGCGGGTTGTAGAAGAAGTGGCTGTACCAGATTCCGTCGATGTCGACGATTTTCTGGAACGGCACCACCTCCCAACCAGGCGAGCGCAGTTGCGCATCGCTCAGCGTCTGAGCCCACTTCGGCTCGCGGTAGATCGCGCGCTCGATGCGATTCTCGTGGTTCCCGCGCAGCAACACTTTCCGCGGACCGTCGCCGATCTCGCGCGTCAGGATCGCCATCGCCTCGTTGCCGCTGGCGATGTCATCCTCGACCCGTGCGCCCTCCATCGGCAGCGACCCGCAGGGGTCGTGCATGGACAGCGAGGGCATGTCCCAATGGTCGCCGAGGTGGATCACCACGTCGGCGCCATGCTCCCGGATGTACGCCCCGATCCATCGGAGATGGTCGATCGGCACGCCCTTGCGCACCTGGGTGTCCGGGATGACGATGTGCCGCGTAGCGAACCGACCGCGAGGCCCGCTTTCCGCTTTCGGCGCAGGCTGCGCCACAGGCTGCGCCACGCGGTCAAGCCACCGGTCACGGTGGCCGCTCCAATACCGCAGCCCGCCGGTCCGGTGATCGCCGAGAGCCGGCAGCTTATCCCGCAGAACCCGTTCGGCTTCCCGGCGCATGATGATGATGGTAGTGCGCGAGATGCCGAGCTGCGCCGCGTAGTCGCCCGTCGTCTGCCCGCTGGCCTTGCAGCGCATCCAGCCGTCGCGGAATCGCTCGGCTTGCGCCTTGGTCAGCTTCATGGGTTACCCGTGGATGTAGACCGGCTCCACCCCAAGCCGCAACATGACGGCGTCCAGGTTGACCCGCAGGTCTTGGATCGTGCCGTCGTTCGACACTTCGGCATCGATCAGGTGGTCGGCCAGCCGGACCTCGCTCGCATGGCTGTCCTCGGATCGGGCGGCCGTCCGGTTCAGGCGCAGCACGAAGCCGCCGCCGTCGCGGATCGCGTTCGCCTCGTTGGCGAACCGGACATCCGTCAGCACGACGCCGCGGGCGCCCAAGCCCTGCAGCGCGTAGACCCGGCGCATGGCGCTCAGGATCCACAGGTCAGGGTGCACCGTGTTCCTGCCCCACTCCGTACCAACTGTCTGCATCAACAGGCGCGGCGTGAAGCCAGGCAGCCAGTCGATCGGTGATTCCTTCACGGACTCCAGAGCCTCGGCGCTCAGGCCCAGCGTCTGCGCGATGAAGCGGCGGATCGGGCCGGCGAACGACTCGCGCTCGAAACCGTAGCGGCTGGCCAGGAGGTTGGCCGCCGTGTCCTTCCCGCTGCGCTTGGCGCCCGCCAGTCCGATCAGCACGTCGACCTCAACTAAAGGCGCCGTAACGTGGCGCGTACGATCCCTTGCCGCCGGAGGAGATCGCCCAAGGCGAACCCGCGACGCGGGCCGGCAGAGTGGACTTGCTCCCCGTTGCGCCGGCTCGACGACGGCCCGCACGGTGGGCTTGCGGTGGCCGGAAGTGCCGGCCGAGAGTGATCGCCGGGGCGATTCACTGGACCCAGAAACGCAAAAGCCCGGCGCTTGGCCGGGCTTTGGGCGGATTCCCACGTGTCTTGGGGGCACCGTACACGACGCCGAGGTGCCCGTCAAGCGGGGCGGATCATCTTTCTGCGTCCGTGCCATTTCTCCATGGCGGCCATGTTTACCGCCTCTTGTATCTGGTCTGATCCTATATCGAGAACAGAAGGCGGGCTCCGGAAGTGCCGGCCAAGCGAGGCGCGAAAACCGCCCCACAACGCCTCCTTGTGGTTCTGCTCTGCCATGTCGAAGCGGAACCAC